ATGAGTATGTCTCGCCTTTAGATATATTTCAGTTAGGACAATTTGATAGTCTTAACGATAGAGACAGTGCCACATACGGTATAAGATTGAGAGAATGTTTTCCAACAGCAATCAATCAAATACAGTATGACGCTGGCGCTCAAAATCAATTCGTTGCGATTGAAGTTACTTTCGCATATAGAGATTGGTTAAACTTTAATCTGGATATAGACAGCACTGGTAAAGTTGGTGGTCTATCTTCAGGCGAAGTGAAAGCAGGCGGTGGAATATTTAGTAGTCTACCACCTGAGTTGAGAAGAACCGGTAGAGGCGTTTTAAATCAATTGAAACGTAGTATACCAATTGGTAGAGTATTTGGAGGTAAAATTTTCCCACCATTTACTTTTTAATTAAGGAGATATTATGGCTTTACCAAAGTTAAACACTCAGACTTATGAGTTAGAAGTCCCTAGTACGGACGAAAAGATTAGATATAGACCAAAGAAGAAAAGATATTACTTCAGGCACAAGAAGGGGGTGATGGTGAGATTATGGACGCTGTTGCTGACGTTGTTGAAAGTTGTACTTTTGGCAAAATAAATGTGAGTAAACTACCGTCATTTGATTTAGAATATATTTTTTTAAAGATACGTTCTAAAGCAGTTGGTGAAAAAGTTACATTGAATTTACCATTTCCTGGTGATGAAAATGTAAAGATACCAACTAAAGTTGATTTGTCAAAAGTTGAAGTACACATGGCAGAAGAACATACAAATAAAATTGACTTGACAGATGAGGTTTCAGTTGTTATGAGATACCCTACTATCAAAACATTTGGTGGTATCAAAGTAACTAACTTAACGGCAGATGATGCTGTTGAAATGACAACTAGATGTATTCATCAAGTCATAAATGGTGTAGAAACTTTTGAAGCAAATGATTTGTCTAAAGAAGATAAAACTGACTTTATAGAAAACTTGACACAAGATCAGTTTGCTAAAGTTCAGCAGTTCTTTACTACGATGCCAAAGTTATCGCATACAGTAACTTTGACACACCCAAAGACAAAGAAAAAGGCTAAATATAAATTAGAAGGTATGCAAAGTTTTTTTTAATATGCCTCTCGCATATTAACCTTGAAAGTTATTATGAAGTTTGTTTTAAGATGGCGTTATATGAGAATTTTGTTACTATAACAGAAATTGAAGAAATGATACCATATGAACGTGAAATCTATTTGGCTTTATTGAATGAGCATATAAAGGATCAAAATAGAAAAGATCGAGAGGCGAAGCAGAATAGGGGATAAAATGGCTGAAGATATTAAAACAGTAGATCCAGAAGTTGCGGCAAAAGACCTCAACGGTGATGGACATATTTCTAAAGCAGAAATGGAATTAGATATGGAGTTTAAACGTAAGCGTTTAGAAGATGAGGACGCTATGAGAGATGCTCAACGTAAGATGACATGGTTTGCTTTAGCAGGACTATTGTTATATCCAATCGCTATTGTAATTGCCACTGTTGCTGGGTTAAATACTGCTAGTGAGATACTTGGTGATATGGCACCTACATATTTTGTTGCTGTTGCTGGTATAGTAGCGGCATTCTTTGGATCACAGGCACTAAAAAAGAAATAAACTATGGCTGATTTTTCTGATGTAATTACGGTTCTAAAAGAGAATAATGCGAATGATGCCATTCGTACTGAAGAACTAAAGAACCAAATAATCGCTTCTGCTAAAACTACTAATAGAAGTTTTGGTATGTCTTTAGCAAAACAGTTTGGTAAACAAATTGGTTTACAAGAAGACGCATTACAGGCACAAGCGGCGATGATCGCTGAACAAGAAAGATTGGCATTATTACAAAACGAAGACAATAAAACGACAGCAGTTGAGGGTAAAGATTTAGGTGGTGGTGTATTTAAGAAGTCACTTAGTGGTCTAAAAGCACTTATTGGTAGTGTTGGTATATTCTTTATTGGTATATTAGGTATAGTCAAAGGGTTACAAAATCCTGACTTTAAAAACGCTGTAAAAGATTTATTCACAGCGATGAAAAATGTATTTGTCTTTATAAAAGATGAAGTCTTTGTACCACTTGGACCTATACTGTTAGAAATACTAAAATTTTCAGTTGTTAGTCTTACGAAAGGTTTTCAATTAGTATTAGATACATTTAAGTTAATCAAAGATTTTGGTGTAAATGGCCCTGACCCAGAAGAATATAAAGGGTTACCAGCACTTGGTCTTGGATTGACAACACTGTTTAATAGTCTATTGGATCCTAAAACAGGTATTATTGGTAGATTTATTCGTAGAGTAAAAATATCACTAGAAATTGCTACTCGTAATGTTACTCGTTTCTTCACAGGTGGTAAAGGACTAGGACTATTTGGTGAAGCAGGACTTATAACAAAACTTAAAGGTATATTCGCACCAGTAACACAACTAGGGGCAACACTTGCCAAACTACCAATCATATCATCGTTTGTTACATTCTTTGGTAAGGCTGGTGGTTTTCTAAAACTTCTAGGTAAATTATTTTTTCCATTCACAATTATTATTGCGGCATTTGATACTATCAAGGGTGCTATTGATGGTGTTATGGGTGAAGATGGAAATATACTTGAAAAACTAATAGCAGGTATAGGAGGCGCTTTAGAAGGTCTAGTAAATTCACTTATTGGTATGCCACTTGACTTTTTAAAAAGTGCGGTTGGATTTATATTAGGTAAATTTGGATTTACTGGTGCTGAAGAGGCACTACAATCATTTAAGTTTACAGAATTGTTTAGTAGTATTATAGGTGCTATATTCAGTCCAATAGAAACAATCAAAAATCTAGCAACATCTCTAAAAGAAAAATTATCATTACCAAGTATGCAAGAAATATTTGATACAGTTGATGGCTTTAGAAAAAAGATATTCTCTAAACCAAGTGAAAGTGAAAGTGGTAGAGCAGAAATATTTGGTTTTGAATTACCAGAATTACCATCTATTTCTGGCATGTTTGATAGTATAAAAAGTATGGCAAAGAAAATATATGACCCAGAAACTGGTGAGATATTTGGTTTCAAAATGCCATCTTTACCATCACTAAATTTACCAAACATTGGTGACATGATGATGAATGTAGTTGGTGGCATGTTACCAGATCCAGATGGTATGTTAGGATTTATTTACAAGTTTTTACCAGATGAGTTGAAGATGGCGGCAGAAGCATTTAGTTCTGGTGCTACGTTTAGTGGCGGTTCAATTGTAATGCCTGGTAGTGTGCCAGTTGTGAGTAGTGAAAATGTTACTGAGATGACACCTGATGATTTATTACAAATCATTGAAGCATTAGAAAGTGCGGCAGATGATGCGGATATTGCCAATGATATACAAGAAGAAAGTAGATTATTAAATCGAATAGAAGAATTAGAAGCGTTATATGATGACGCTATAAGAAACGATAGACAAACAGTTACAGTTGTTAATACTGATAATAAACAAATACAAACTAACAATACTGGTAATACTGTATCTGTTGGTAAAGATACTACGCCAAATGATCCAACGACCCAATTATTATTACAGGGCGCTGGATCACCTATGGGCAGTTACTAGGCCGTCTGATACCTAGGCGTTTTCATTAAGTTAGAATAATTTTTAATCTTTTGCTGTTTCGTCTGTTTCTTTAAGTTTTTCATTTTAGTTCTCCCTTTAAAATTAGACAACATTGTTGTCACTTGCCTCGATATCGTCATTTGATTTCTCCTGCGGTTTATAAATGGTGATAAGTTCTTCTTTACCTTTCACCTTTATCTTATCTACTTCAACTGATTTAATATCAACCAATTGTTCTTTCGTATAAGATGAATATAAAGTAGGTGTAACTTTACCATTACTATCTTTGTAATTTCTTGTTGCCGCTTCTAGTCTTGCGGCCAAGTTTACAGCATCACCTATAACAGAATAATCTAATCGCATTTCACTACCCATGTTACCTACAATACATGTACCAGTATTAACACCTGAACCAATGTTAATATCTGGCAAACCTTTTTCTCTAAATTCTTTTTTAATTTTATCTGTTTCTTCAGCACACTCAATAGATGTCTTTACTGCCATCTCAGCATGATTTGGACAATCTAATGGTGCGTTCCAAAATGCCATAATACAATCACCCATATACTTGTCTATTGTGCCACCATTCTTCAATACTATCTTACTCATTCTATTGAGATAGTCATTGATAACATTGACAAGACCTTCTGGATCATCATTGTTCTTATAGTATTCAGATATAGGTGTAAAACCTACAATGTCCATAAACAAGAAAGACATTTCTTTTCGTTCACCACCTAGTTTTAATTTTTCTGGATTCTTCACAAGTATTGCTACTTGTCTTGGATCTAAGTATTTCTCAAACTGTTTTCGTATTTGTTGTTTTAATCTAAACTCTAAAATGAAACGTAAGAATGTAGCATGAAAACCACATACCCATAATGTTAATAATATCCATGTAACATCTATTAATACTAGTGTTTCAAAAGCAATCGTAAAGTAATTACCAACACCTAATGTAGTAATAAGTAAAGCAAGACCTATTACCCAATACGGCATAAATCTTGTTATGACTATTATAACACAACCTGCCAGAAAAGCAAGTCCTAATTCAATAAGACTATCATATCTTTTGATTGTCTCACCATCTAATATTGTTTGTAGTGAGTTAGCACTTATGACATAATCATATTGTTCACCTTGTGGTGTAGCAATCACACTTGATAGACCTTCTGCTGTCAATGCCACAATAACAGTTGTGCCTGCCGCTTCATCGAAGTTATCACTTGCGGCACTAATTGTTTTGAACTCTTTGTTCCAACGTAACCATATTCTTGCGTTACTATCTGTATTGATTGTAGCATAAGCAGGAACTCTCATCGCTATTACACCTGTTTGATCTGCTTTCACTTGATATGATGGATCACCAACTGCTGTTCGTATAATCTCTATCGCCATGTTAGGATAAACTTCTTCACCTATCTTCATCAATAATGGCACTCGTCTTGTAACACCATCTATTTCTGGTGCTGTATTAATAGTGCCCACACCTGATGTACAATTAGCAAGTTCTGGTAATGGGCCAACCATACCAGGCCACTCATATAAAAAGTCTAATGGGTTACCAATCTTAGCAACCCCTCTTGCTACAGGATTAGATGTTCTTTTTTGTGTTGTACCAACTTGTGCTATAACTGTGCCATATGTAAGTGTCTCACAAAAAGTATTATCGTGCCCAAATCTATCTTGTTCACTAAACAATATAGGCATAGCAATTATGCCAGTTTGTGATTGTCGTAAATTTACAATTAAATCTGCTAATACATTACGAGGCCAAGGCCAT